CAGATGTTGAGGCAATCAAAACAGAAATAGAAAATAGTTAAGGAGGAACATGACCGCTAATGTTATCCAGCCAATCGTGAGTATAGAAGGAACTCCCTTCAAAGATGGAGAAAAGGACATGACGCTTCGTTCAATCCTCTTATCCACGCTCAACTACGAAGACCAGGAGTTACAACCATCAGCTGAACAAAAGATGAGAGCTTACCGCTTAGCTCTTGAGATTATTAATAAGGATGAAGTTACTTTACAAAGTGAAGATATTGTTTTTATAAAGGCTAGACTCCTAAAACTTTGGAATGCTTGGATTTATGGCCAGGTTGTCGATATGTTGGAAGGTAAAACCGAAGAAAGTGCAAAGTAGTGGTTGACTAGTGGAGTCTCAATCAGATATCAGCTACTCCACGACATATATTCCCAGGAAGCAATAGTATGGGGTTCAATCGTATGAGGCATTAAATTCATAGGGATCACTGAGAAAAACGAAAAAAAATAATTCGATCTCAGTAGAATCCCTATATGGAAAAGAAATATCTTGATTTACCTATTAGCTTCAAAGCTCTCGATGAGGAGCAGCGCACTTTCTCTGGGGCAGTAGCATCTGATGGTGGTATTGATCGCCATGGTGAAAGTCTCAACCCTAATGGTTGGAAAATTAACGGCCAGGTTCCTATTCTCTGGGGACATGATTACCGAGAACTCCCTATTGGCAAGACTGTTCAGATCTATGTTGAAGATGGGAAGCTCATGTTTGATGGCAGACTCTCTAAAAAGTACGAGTTCGCCGGAACTGTTTTCGATCTGATCACCGAGGGAATTGTCGAGAAGGTGTCTGTTGGATTCATTCCTAAGAAGCTAGACGATTCTGGTGAGTTTACTTGGTCCGAGATGGAACTTCTTGAGATCAGTTTCGTCACCATCCCTGCCAATCCAAGAGCTGGCTTAAAACAAAAATCACTTGACCAGGTCGCTGAGGTAGAGGAGGCGATGAAGGGACTTCTTGAGCTATCTAAAAAGGAAGAAGTCGAAGAGGAAGCGGAAGAGGTAGTGCCAGAAGAAAAAACGATTACTGTAACTGAGTCAGAACTCAAAGAAATGATTGCTGAGGCTGTAAAAGACGCCCTCGAACAAATTAAGCCCACTCTCCCTAATAACCAAGATGAAGCCGATGGCTCCGTCGTCAAGTTTCTTGAAAAGGTGCAAGCTCACCTGAGAAGCGACGATAAGGAAACCGGTTTACTTCTGCGAGAAGCCAAGGGATTGCTGGAAACAATAAAAGAGTAACCATAGGAGGAATATGGACGAAGATCAGAAAGCACAGCAGTTCGTCACCACCATTAAGGATGGTGTTGTCGAGCAACTGATGCCTAAAATTACCGACGAAATCGGTAAGAAATTTATGGAACAAAAGGAAATGTTCGAGCAAAAGAACAAATCCGCCGACGAGGAGCTCGTTGAGAAGAAAGAAATGTCTGCGAAATTACTTCGCGATCTTGGCCACAAAAAGGCTCTTTCTTCCGCTGATGCCGAAGATGGTAAAGAGCTACAGATGGAAGGCTTTAAGTCTGAAATCATCCGCTTGCAGCCCAACTACGGTGTTGTTCGTCGTAACGCTCAGGTTATTGAGTTGAGTGAAACCATTACCAAGTACCCAACCATTGGTACGGCCGATGTGAGTCGTGTTGATGAGAAGGGTGCTATCCCCGTGGTAAGTCCTACCACTGGTAATGTGACCTTCACCCTCAAAAAGCTGGCTGCGATCATCCCGATCTCTAATGAGCTTCTGCGTCGAGCTGACATCTCTTTAGTTGACTGGCTCTCTCGGATTGTCGCTGAGGGATTTGGTAAGGCCGAAGACACTTGGGGTATTCTTGGAATTAATGCTGGAGAAGGTATTTTCCAGAACTCAGATGTCCCCGTGTTGACTCTTGGTAGTGGTAAAACCACCTACGCCTCTGCTGATCCTGACGACTTTAGTGAGATGCAAGATCAGTTAGATGACGATGCTGTGGAAGGTGCGCAATACTTGATGGGTCGAACTGTGTGGAACGCTATGCGCCGCAGTAAGTTCGTTGACTCAGAAGGTAACAACATCTCCTACATCATGCAGAATCCAGCAGGTGGTCAGCCTCCGACACTCTGGAACCAACCAATTCAATGGTCACGAGTTATGCCTCGAACCACTGAGACTGCTGGACTCCAGGCCGATAAGGACTTCGCTGCCTTGGCTAACTTCGATTACATGATGCTTGGTGATGAGCGTCGTTACGAGGTTATGCTCAGTGAGCACGCAACCGTCGGAACCGGTGAGGATGCTATTAACCTATTTGCTCAGGACATGGTAGCCCTGCGCTTTATCGAGAACATCGACATTCAACTTGTCGAAGCCGACAAAGCCTTCGCTATCCTGCACACTGCTGCAAGTTAAGCCTAGTCGCTTTATCCTGCGCCTCATCTGGGGCGCAGGGATAAGGTGAAGAGCCTTTAATAGAAAGAGGAACTATGCCGCAGTTCAAGGTATTAAGAACATTTAGCTATCAAGGTTGCACTCATCACAAAGGTGAGGTTGTTGATCTAACTAAGCAAGACGCCGTGGCTGTACAGCGATTTGTCCGTGAAGTTGGTGCGCCGGAGGACAAACCTAAACGCAATCATGTAAAACGCCCAGAGGTGAAGGCTGTAGAAAGTGCTAAAAACACTGCCATTACCAACGATGATAAACAACCCAATCCAAATCTCACTATGCCAGAGAACGACCCCGCCAAAGATCAAAAAAAGAGTAATTCAAAATCGAAGAAGTCTCGAAAATCAAAAAAGGTAGTAACTAAATGAGCGAGAGGGCTAGTTCGATTCAAACTGGTTACAGTGGGCTTACCTCCGCTGACATTGAGAAGTCGCTTGGTCGATCCTTTACATCACTTGAAGCTGAACGAGCTCAGGAGCTTATTGAGGAGATCGAGGCTGAACTCGTTGGCCGTTGTGGCAGGAATTTCGCATTTCAAACATCTGGAAATACTCCAACATCAATTGAGTATTACCAATCGATGAACTCTGGAATTACTGACTTTTATCCACACAATATCCCCATTGACGAGGTGATTGAGATTGAAGTCGGTGGGACAGTTGTGTATGAAAAAGATGGGGTGAGTAACACCTTAATACTAGGCACTGATTTTGTGGTGTATGAACATAAAGTGCATTTCATCAATCCAACCTATTACGCAGTTAGCACCAATGCGATGAAGATTACCTACACTATCCAACAGTTTTGGGGCAAAGATGTCATTCACCTGATTAAGCGATGGGTAGCAGCACTATTTTTGGCCGCGGATAGTGCAGGTGTTCCAATTACCCGACACTCCTTCAGTAGTTCAAGTGAGGATTTTGACGACAAGGAGCTTGAGCGCAAGATTACCGAAGTGGTCAATCGATACGCTAACGCTGATTTATGACACCCGCTCTTGTTTCGATTTATGCAATGACTGGCTCCAGCTCATCCAAGAGCTACCAGCAGGTGTATGAAGAAATTCGGATGACTCTTGTGCCGGCGAGTAACGAGACAATGGCCTTTTATGAGAATGCTCCAGTTGGCCAGATGTACGAGTTTCAGACCAAGGATCAAGCTGTCACAGACATTCCGGACCAGAGCAAGATTGTTGTCTCCGTTCCTGAAGAATGTGGCCTAACTGAAAATGACAGCCTGGTAACTATTGGCAAATCACAGCGCATCAAACTTGGTGGGAAGTTTATCATCCAAGGCGTGTGCGTACTGGGAGATTAACCATGTACAACATGACCATTGAGCTCAAGGACAACGGGATCCTTCGGCGTCTCCAGCAAGCCCCTCAGAGTGTGGTAAATCCTGCGATGAATAAGTTTATGAGCAAGGCTTCTCTCATGGTGGTTCAGAGGGCTAAAGAGAAGGCTCCCCGAGCCCAGGGAACGCTAAGCGGCTCTATCAATGCCACCCCTGTTAAAAAAACAGGAAATGGCTATGAGAGTTCAGTTGGCACTAACGTCGAGTACGCACCACATCAGGAATACGGGACCGGAATCTACGGAAAGCACGGACGACCAATTACCCCAAAGGGAAAGAAGGTTCTTGCTTGGAAGGGCGGTAAGTTCGGCAAGGGTTGGCACTTTGCACGTCAAGTTAAAGGTGTGAGACCGAAAAAATTCATGAAGGCCGGAATAGAATACCTTCAGAGCAGGCAGCAAGGTCTTGTGAATGAGTTAGCTGCTGAAATTAAGAGAGGAATCGAAGTGTGATCGACGAAGCAGCCGTTATCAGCGCACTAGCAACTATCCTTGAGGGAATTACTGATATCAAGGCAGTTCATCAGGGTGTCCCTGGTGAGTGGACTGATTATCCGGCGGCCACTATTTACCCACTGAGCTGGGAAGAAGAATACGCTGATCTTCGAGATACCAAGATTGTTGCGGTTTTCAGAATTGGGATCCACGTTACCTATGACTCGGCCACTGACCTCCCTGGAGCGCAAGCCGTTCTCTGGTCAATTGTGAATCAGGTTAAGGAAGAACTTGGGAAGCAGGAGAACATCGATCTTGGAGGAGCTATTGACTTTAGTTCACTAAGTTCAGGATCCTTCCTGTTTGATACCAAGGAAGCCAATCAGGTCTA